GCAGAGCCTCAGTATCGTGCATATTATCCAGCACTCAATAATAGATATGTATGTCAGCAAGTGAAATGGGGATCATCGGGAACAATTTGTTACGCAACAGTAAATGGAAAATTAAAATCATTGGGAGTAGGAGAACTTGAACCATGGACAGGTTTATACGATAGTTTAGGCAATAAAGTGTATCAAAACGACATTATTGTAAATGATGGACTTGAATATACCGTTGTTTGGGATACATCATTCTCCTATGGATGGAATCTTCTACTCAATAATGTCTACTATCCATTCTATAACGACTATGCACGAACATTAGTAGCAATGGGGACAATCAAATAGATGGAAAACCTTAAACTTACTCCCGAAAAGCTCTCAATGTTTAGTAAAATTGTTCACGGTGTGAAGAAAAACATAGAATTAAGTCATAAAGAGTATGTAAAAGTGCCACAAAACCAAATGGAGTCGATATGTAAACGGTTTTTAGGTGAATGGTTGATTGCAAACAAGTAAAAAGTAATAAAAAAGTAAAAGTTATCAATACCTATCCCCTCAAGACCTAATGAAATCGTATGATACAATTCCACTATGACTAAAAAGCAATTCTTTGCGGTGCTGAAGCGGATAGCAAACTGGAGAGCAAAATCCAAAACCTCTCCTTTTGGAACTGCCTACGCCCAGATTTGAGCGAATACGAGCCACCACAGGAACACTCTCGGCTGTGCTGTGCGTCAAATAGGAACTCAAGCACCTTTGCTTCAGTGGGGAAGTCTTTTTGTAGTGATTTTATACCGTAACGTTGCTCTCTTTTCATATACTCCATTGATTAGCCATTGCGTCTGCTATCCCAGGAAATGTCTTACTACGAACTTTTGCTCTTTCTTCTTTTGAGAGTTTTAACGCTTCAAAAAACCACATTGGTTGTTTTTTGGTCTTGCCTGTTTTAGGGTCTACCCACTCTTTAAACTCCCCTTTTTCTACGATGTTTGTTGGGGTAAGTTTTGGAAGTCCTTTTAACCACAAGCAAGTAGATTTTTGATATTTGTCTCCAAATTGCCACGGCTGAATGATTTGGTCTGGTTTTCGCCAAAGTTTTGACATAATCCCGATAGGGTTTTCAATGGCAATTTTATCGCACTTTGCATTAGCAAACTTCATAAAGAAATCTATACCCTCTTGCTGTCTACCGTCTGCTCGTTTCTTTGCGAAGTGTGCAGCACCACTAACTGCTAAATGTGTGCAAGGTGGAAAGGCGATAATCATATCCCACTCTTGTTCTAATAAAGGCAAGACATCGCCTTGAATATGCCACTCTGGGTGTCCACCACTACAAGGTAAAATGTCACACGAATATGCTTCGTGTCCTAACGCACGAAACCTCTTACAAACTTCTTGGCTTTCTTCACACGCTAAAAGTATCTTCATAATGTTATTTATTTACTTGATAATACCTCAAGTATACTCCTTTCAATTAGGTTGTCAAGGGATACCTATTAAGTTATCCCCAAGTAAAGTTTTTGCGTGGGGACTTCTCGTTTTATACTTAATGAAGCAGAGGAAAAATATCTCTGCCATTACAAATAATTTATTCATTTACTCTATGCAACAATCATTATCTGTACAAATTTCAGTACAGCAACCAAAATCTGTAACTATCAAACAAGGCGGTAAATATTTTTTAACAAACGGAGACGAAGGAATCGTTGAGCGCATAAGAACCAACGGTGAGAGTGTTGTCGTTTATTATAAAACACTACGGAGAACAAGTATCTGGGGTAATACATACAACAGACTGAGCGACACTCTCGACACTTTTAAATCCAAGCTCATGGATCTTGGTGCGATCGAACAACTTACAATTCATCCCATGATGCCATCAGGCAAATAGGATGACCAAGCTACGCCAGAGACTTAATATAGTAAAAGTAATGTGTAGCTGTGGTAAGGAAATTGAAGAGTACGATGCAATCTATGGCAACAGACTCAGACATTTCGGATACCCAGAAACCCACTGTCATTGTAATTGTGGGGTGAGGTGGGGAGAACACCTTAAATCATTATCAGTAAGTAAAAAATAATGGATCAAATAAAAATTTCAGATAAAATTTCCATTCCAGTAGCTGAATACCAAGGATATATCAATGCTTCTCAAAGTCAAGATAGAAATCATGGAGCAGTAATTGGGGGAAAAGAAAAAGGAATCATTAAATCAGATCGAACATGGGGTGTTGAACTTGAATGCTTTACACAATCAAGACCATCCTACTACTACGGAATAGGAACACTGCCTGATCGATGGGGATCGAAAGGTGATGGATCAATCAGTGGAGAATATACACGAGAGTTTGTTACTTGTCCAATGACAGGTATAGAGGGAGAGGATTTTTTCAAGGATGCAACATATCGATTAGTAGATGCGGGATGGAAAACAAATACCTCGTGCGGTACTCATTGCCATATCGCAGTGCCGGAAGCACAGCGAGACACTACTAGCTCAGAGATCAAGATTAAACGTCTTGCAACTCTCTACACAGTATTCGAGCCAGTGATTCGATGTCTTCTTCCAAAAGACAGACGAAACAATAGTTACTGTAGTCCTATAGCCAACTGTTTTGTTCAGATTGATAAGGATACAGGAAGACTACTCATGCGGTCAAGCTCAGAGAAAAGATTTGACAAACTCTACTTTATGAAAATGGAAGGTGAGAAGATGTCACAAGAATCAATTAAGCGTGCAAAACGTAATCACCGGTACGGTAACTATGGAATCAATTTCCAATCAATGTACTACCGTGGAACGCTTGAGATCAGATATCACGAGGGTACTCTCGATCCTGTACGTCTTATTCATTGGATCTCTCTACATTCAGCTATTGTAGACCTTGCAATGAAAGGAACAATCACGGAGAAGATGATACTTGAGTACACACAGATTAAGGATGTCGAAGTTCTTATGATAGCACTCCTTGATCTTCTACAGAATCATATTACTCGTGAGACTCGTGAGTATACAATCGGTCGATTTGAGGCGTATAAATCAATCAATCCCAAGGGTGGGTATCTTGAGAGCCGTCTCTGCTCAAAGATAGAGGTAGTGGTTCGTAACCAACGTCATGCAGATGAAATAATCAACTATGCAGAACGGGGCGGAAACTATTACGACGATTATTAGTAAGCAATAAATACAGATGTGCGGAATTATATCAATTATTAAAAAAGAAGAAGACGGTATCCCAACAAATACAACTATCTCAACAATGCTCACAAACCAGATCACTCGTGGTCAGCAGGGATTTGGATATGTTTCATTTGATGATGTGGTTACTGCGTATACCAGACGCACGACACGTACAGAAATCGAGGCGGTCATGGAAAATAATAAATCAAAAAGTATTATGTTCCATCACAGGCTACCAACAAGTACACCAAACTATGCGGACTGTGCTCACCCAATCAGAGTATCACACGAAGAACTCAATCATGACTACTATGTTGTACACAATGGAGTAATCAGTAATGACGGTGTATTGCGTGATAAACACATTGCACTTGGGTACGAATACATCACTACTATCGAAAGCATAGTAAAGACAAAAAATCATAAGCAGTGTGCATGTCGATGGAATGACAGTGAAGCACTTGCAATTGATCTTGCTCGATTCATTGAGGGTAAGTCGATGGAGATTGAGGCGAATGGATCAATAGCGTTCATCGCCCTCCAGGTCAACAAGCAAACCAATAAGGTTATGCGTGTGTTCTATGGTCGTAACTCAAGCCCCCTCACATTCAAACTCACCGATAATAGTTTGATACTACGATCAGAAGGTGAGACCGATAGTATTTCACCAAATGTTTTGTATTGTCTCGATATAAAAACATGGAAGGTTGAAAGTGTTGAGGTTCCTATAGGAAAGATCATGTCCATCGGTCGGGTATATTCAAATTACTATGATGACTATGAAGATTACTATAATGCACGATCGTATAGCAGATCACACTCAACTGAAATAATCAGATTACCATCACCAGATTATCAACCAACACCAGAAGAAAAGGAATGGATCGATGCGCTCGATGCAAAGATCAGACTTCTAGATGAACAACTTTGTGAGGCATACGACAATAAAGAGTCTTATGCTCAACAGGGAGATTCAGCGAACGAAGCAAAGATGGAAGAACTCATCCAAGAAATTGAAGACAAGATGGATATTTTTGAAGAAGACAAAGGAATGATTCTTTCAGGTCAGTACAGTAAATAAGTTGACAACCGAATAGAGAAATGGTACATAGTTTATCCACATTGTGTTTTTACACAATACGTGATAAAATGTAATTAAGGAAGTTTAAAAAGGATTGTATGTCTATCCAAGGGAGCTGTGAGGGAATGTCATGTCGGTGTTTATCATAGATATGTATGTCACGATCTCACATTAAGGTTCTCTTGGTGGGGCATATAATAATGATTTGTATTCCCCACCATGTGCACTGAATATACCCTTCGGGGACACTGTTCGATAAGTGTGCATGGTAGGGGATGCAAATCCCCTTTATACAAGCTAACGAGGAGGGTAGTAGGCAGAAGCCTATATCACACAACCTGACTCAACCATAATTTCATTATGTCTAAAAGATTCACTGTTACGCGAACCGTTATCAGCAACCAAGCAATTGTTTTGAAAGCAGATTCTGCTTCTGAGGCAAAAGAACTTGCTCGCAAGACCAAGCTCAAGAGCTGGGCAACTGAAAACGCAAAGCGAACAAACTACAACGCAACTGAATTTCCAGCTGTAGCGTAGTCTATCTTTAGGAGAGCTGTGTACCGTAAGAGCATACAGCTCTCTTATAAGTTAGATTAAAACATTAATGCCAAATTTTTTAGAAGAAGAAGTTTATGATGAAGTTCAAGAAGAACGACCACAAACAGAACAAGAGTCTGAGGATATAGCGAGAGGACAGGTCTTGAGGCAGGTTGCCATGAACGAGGAGCGCGAAATGCTCCGAAGAGAGGCACAGCGTCAGGCTGATAGAAATAGAAATCTCAGCAGACCTCAATTGCGAGGTCAATGGACTACATCAACAGTTCCTATTGGAAGTGGTACTATACTTGGTAATGGAAATAACTTCAGAGTTATTAGTTCGACAGAGCCAGAGACACCAGATCGACAGTACTATGAAATTCCTGATGTAAATCAAATTATTGGATTATATGTAGATGGTTCAAGTAAAGATCAAAGTCTTCGACAGCAGAAGATGGATTACATCAATAAAACTCCGATTGATGATATTGAAAAGGAATGTGGCTGGGTCAAAGAACCAATTCGTACAGATCGAATCATTCGTTTTTCAAATCAAAGAAGGGATAATGAGTCTGCTGTTTATGTAACGCATACAGAATCAGGCAAAGATCCCTTTAAAGATTCAGTAACGTTTGATGAATTTAAGAAAAGTGTTTTTCTTGGATTTCTAAAGATCCAGAAGGTTACTAATTTGAGTATCAATAGTGATGGTCATGCAACAAGTGATATTAATACTGGAAACCCATTTAGTATTCACAAGTGTATTGCAACCATTGTTGCAAATGTTGATGGTTTAGAACTTACGCCAGTTACAAATGGAAATGTACGTGCATACATTGAAACCCCAAGACAGATTAAAAAATATACTGTCAAATTAAACACTCGATACGACGGTGAAATAATCCGTATTGAAAAAACTATGGACTTTCCAGAAACAACAGATATTGAAAGTTATGTTATTAGTGTCTCAACAATATATTCAGAACTCTCACATCAGATTGAGCGAGAATTTCACGATATCCAAATGTTGCGTGAAGTTGATATGCGAAGACCAAATGTGAAATCAAAGAAATTTAGGTATGCCAAAAAAGGCTTATATATCAAGCATTCTGTGCCATTTTCATGTGAAATTGAATGTTACGGTACAAATAAAAAAACTACCGCAGAATTCTCTCGATCAATTCCAAAAGAAATTGGATTGTCTGGTGATGGATCTCTTCAGTCTCCGATTGGATATCCAATTGAACTCCAGACACCAGTTCTTTCTGGGAAGCGGGGAGAAATACTTCTCGCTGAAACATGTACAAAGATGGTAGATATGGGATTCAAAATTGATAAAACATGTGGACTACACATTCACCTTGATGGTGGCTGTATGAATCTGAATGAAAGTAGAGAGTATAACAGACCATCAGGATCAAGTCTGTCTCGTCCACAGAGTCTTATAAATTTGTATCTTTTCCATCGTGTTTTTGAAGATGTCATCATATCTTTCCTTCCCAGTACACGACGATTGAATCGATATTGTGCAAGTTTTAAAGAACCATCTGAATATCATGGTGAAGTTATTACACCAGTGACAACTGAAGAAGTATTTAAAATTATGAAGGATATAAAGACAGTTGAACAATTTGAGCTGTATTGGTATCGAGCATCCGGAGATTATTCACGCGTTCTTCGTGCAAAGAGTGCACGATACACACCATCTCGATACTACGGATGTAACTTCCACTCACTTCTTAAAGATAATCACTTTGAAGTGAGGTACCATAGTGGAACACTGAACTATGAAAAGATATTCTACTGGATTAATCTCCATGGTTCAATCATGGAAAAGTGCTCATCTGGTGAAATCAATGAGAAGACCCTTAAGAGTATCTTTGATGCAAAGCATTCTGTTGAAGAGCTTACAAAGATTCTCTACGATACACTACAACTTGATGCAGATACAGTTGAATATTTAAATGGTCGGCAAGAAACCTTTAAGGATATAAAAGATTCTGAGGAAATATTAATAGATAAAACTAAAAAACTAGGAGTTGCGTAATGTGCGGAATAGTATTTACCGATTTAATGCGTCATGGAAGAGCAACTAAGGCTGCCTTCCAGCGTTATAAAGGACAGGAAAAGAGGGGAACACTCGGCTTTGGTTGTGTGACTGTTTGTCAGGGGAAGGTAGAAAATGTATTTAGATCAGAAACTGAGAAGGGTATCAAGAAAGCGTTGGATAGTAGAGCAAGAATGGTTCTATTCCATCACAGATTCCCTACCAGTACACCGAATCTTGCTGAGTGTACGCACCCTATCTATGTTTCTCATAAGTGTCTTGACTTCGATTACTATGTCGTTCATAACGGCGTTATTAGTAATGCGGAAAGGACAAAGAAAAAGTTTGAAGAACAAGGATTTGTGTATAACACAGAAGTTCAGGTGAAAACTGTGTACAAAATAAAAGGTAAAGAATATCTTGATGAAGAGTACACAACAAAATTTAATGATAGCGAGAGTTTTGCAATTGATATCGCAATAGCGATTGAAGATGAAGCAGCAAAGATTGAGAGTGAGGGTTCTATAGCATTTGTAGCACTACAAGTTTGTAAGAAGACACAGAAAGTACTACAAGTTTTTTATGGACGTAACTTAAGGAACCCGCTCAAGATCGATAGTGTCCAACACGATCATTTTACTCTCGCAAGTGAAGGTAGTGGTACTGATGTTAAAGAGCATACATTATTTTCATATAATCCACAGACGAGGGAAATTAAAGAAAAGCCTCTTGAGATTGGGTATGTATATCACCCACCAGTAACGACGACGCATTCATACGAATCTCGTCGTGAGTCTACCTACGGATTTTTGAATGGGATAAATAGACAGCAAGAACTTTTTCCTAAGAGAGAGGAACCAAGCAAAAAACTTACTGATGAAACAGTAACGCTCAAGGATATGAACGGCAAGGAAGTTACCATCAGATTCAAAATGGAGGGAGATTATCTACAACACACACGTGTTCACAAAGATGATCTTGGGATTATTGTACACGCTGAGTGGCACTGGTACCGTGGAATCATTGAGAAAACTAATGAACTAGCTACGAAGTTAGCAGAGAATAGTAAACTTCTTAAGGAAACATACGGCTCTATGTTTGATGAACACTACGACAATAAACTTAAACTCCAGAAAGAAATGTCAACAAACAATATCCAATACACATACTTTACTGATGTTGTAAAACGAAGACGGGATAAAATTAATTTAGAAGAATAATAATTATTATAATGGACGAAGAAGAATTTGAAATAATCGAGGATGAAACCTACGATCAATTAAGAGAAAGGAACGCATATTTAACCACTAACAGGAGCTGTCCTAAATGTAAGTTCCACCCACTAGAATACCAAGTAGTTGGATACCAACGAGAAGTATTTTGTCCGAGGTGTGATTTCATGGAAACACAGAACATGTAATATGAAAATAGCATTTGATGTCGATGATACCCTAATAGTCCCCGCTGTAGCTATGAGTTTACCAGCAGATACCCCAAACTACGGGACGATCAATGTCTACCGATGGTTTCAGGCTCAGGGGCACCACATGATTATTTGGTCTGGTGGTGGAGTTGATTATGCAGCAAGATGGGCAGAAAAACTAGGGCTACAACCAAATGAAATAAGGGTTAAGGAAAAATGTGATGATATAGATATTTCGTTTGATGATTGTATGGTTGATCTTGCGAAAGTGAATGTACGAGTTAGTAGATATAATAATTCCATAAGCCGTAAGGAGTGGAATAAACATGAGAAGATATGAAATATAAACCAGGAACATTTATAGTAACACCTAATAAAGATCGTATTAAGGGAAAACCATCGGCTTACCAGACGGTTTATATATGGCTCTGTGAGCACGTAGACGACTCAGGTGTGTGCTATCCAAGGAGAAAAACTATTGCACAAGAGGCTGGGTGCGATATAAAAACTGTTGACAAATACTTAAACACAATGGTTGAGGATGGGATTATATCTAAAACTACCAGAAAAAAGGAGGGTACCAATGAAAATACAAGTAATTTGTACCAGATCCTTATTTGGGATGACCCTAGCACCGAAATTGGTGCCACCCCTAGCCCCGAAAACGGTGCTGAAACTAACCTCATTATTAACTCACCTACTTTAACTCAAGTTCCCGATGTTCCATCGGAGCCTGACGAGGAAGTGAAATTACCTGAGAAGTATGGTAAGACTGCTTACGCTCGTCTAGCCCATGTATATCGTAGGTTGTGGTCTGGTAAGTTCGGTATGGATGTTCCAGATTTCCCTTTCGCCAAGTTCAATATGATTATGAAGAAGCTCCTCGTTAGTAATAATGAGTACCAGATTGCTATTCTTCTATTGACGTATTTCAACTGGTATGGTATTTCAGGTAAAGACCAAAACGAGTATTTATACTTATCAAATAAGGGTTTTCCGATTGAAATGCTACCCTCAAAATTTAACAATTTAGTTATCCACTTGACCAATGTAGGGGGTCTGGTGTATAATAGTAAGGAAGATGTGATACGGTATGCCGTTAAGCATCTGAAGGACGTTTTATGAAAGATCAGAATGTAAAGAGACTCCAGAGTTTCACAGAATACTGCAACCAGCATCCGAAGCAACGGTTCTGGCAAGCATTGAGGAACTGGAGTGCTAAAGAATATTTAAAAGAAGAGGAAATCGGAAAGAAGGCACAGATAAATTATATTTTCGCTGGATTCGATGAGACTGCTTTTGAAGACACTTTCTATTGGGACTAATGTTAGTTGGTTTCTAGTGGATAGAGGTGGGGTGTGGCTGAATAATCTCCCTTGTAAACGGAGATAAGGCACAGGTGAAATATCCGAAGGGGTAGAGTAGTTTGGTAAGGTCGTACTAATTAACAAAATTAGTTTACACTTCCATGTAAGGGTTTATTCTAGATAAAATTTTACCCTTACCGCCCCTCTTCTGTCCATTAGGATAGAAAGATTAAAAACTAAATAATACAATTGTGGGTATACAAGAAAAGATCATGAGTATGCGTGAAATGGTCTCTGATGCCCGTCAGTTTATTCGACCAGATCCTGAACGATTGGTTAAGTATAAACAGGACTTGTTAGAGACAGAGCACGCATTAAGTTATTTAAAAATTGATAGAGGCTTAGCAGAGGAAACAATTAAGTATTTTCAACTTGGGTACGATCAAGAAAGAAATGCAATTGTTATCCCTGTATTTAAGAACGGTGAGCTTATCAATCTGCGCTATAGGAATTTAAATCCGGATGCGAGATCTAAGTACACACAAGAAAAAGATTGTGAGGTTTGGCTCTACCATGAAAATGGAATCAATAGCGGACTTAAAAAGGGTCAGGTATTGGTTGTAGAGGGTGAGTTCGATTGTATGTCGTGTTGGCAAGCTGGTTTCAAGAATGTGGTTAGTCCCGCATCTGGAAAAGATAGCTATGGCATCTGGTTAGAACTACTCGACCCAATCCCACAAGTTTACATTTGCTACGATAATGACAAACCTGGAAAGGAAGCATCCTACAAGTTTGCTGATCGAGTTGGCATAGAAAAATGTAAAGAGATTACATACCCAGAGGGTATTAAGGACGCGAATGAATTCTTTCAGAAACATACGCGTGAAGAATTTTTGGAACGAGCAAAAGAAGCACGACCTTTTTATACAAGAAAGTACAACGACCTCTTCGATGTGATTAGTCTCATGCGAGAAGATCAACAGGAGAAACTTGAACTAGATATCCTACCCGGGGTACGACTCACACCAGACCATTTGGTCGCTATGGCGGGGTCTACAAACGCAGGTAAGACTATGTATGCACTCAACATCACCAAGCGATTGGTTGAAAAAGGAATACCGACACTTGTACTGCCGTATGAACGAGGTATCCAAACTGTTGGTGCAAGATTTCTCCAAATCCTTTTAGAAAAATCTGAAGAACAAATGCGAAACTTGTCAGCAGACGAGTGGGATAAGATGGTTCGGAAGGTATCTAATACACCAGTCTACTTTTCTCTTCCTAGCAAGGATGATTTAGTAGAGGTGATTACAAAAGCTAAAAGAATTCTCGGTATTCAGGCTCTGGTGGTAGACCACCTAGATTACATGATCCGAGGAGAACAGGGAAATGAGGAATCAGCAATCCGAACACGATTACATGAACTCAAATCTCTCGCGATTGAACACCAGATTATGATGTTCGTTGTTACCCACACACGTCGTATCCATTCTCCCGGGGGAGAAGTTGGGAAAAAACCAACACTACACGACATTCGCGGATCGAGTGCTGTGGAACAGGACTCTGAAACAGTTATCATTCTCGATAAGGCTTCAGAATCTGAAATTGAGGTTGATATCCAAAAGAACAAGGGAAAGATGATGAGTAAGGTATATGTTGCGGATTATGAAACAGGTGTGATTGGAAATATTTCAGCACGTGCCTTAACACTAGATGATTTTTAATATGTTTACAGATGAACAGATTAAAAAAGCTCGAACTGTAAAAATCCACGATGTTTTAAGAATCCAAAATACCGGAAGAAGAATATCTATCTGTTGTCCTATTCATAACGAAAGAACTCCGTCGTTTGTACTATATCCGGATGGACACTGGCACTGCTACGGTGGGTGTGACAAGGGAGGACAAAATGCTATAGATCTATTTATGGCAATGGGAGCCTCCTTCACTGAAGCTGTCGAAGAACTCAATAACTTGACATAATATAACTTGTGTGTTGTATTGAGTTATCCACTTGTGGTTTTATTCAAAGTGTGATACAATGTATATATGGAGTGTGATCCATATTTTTTATACACGTTAAATATTTTATATAAATGATTCTAGAAATAATTTTGGGAGTGATCGCGGTAGGTTATGCAGGATATGAGGTAGGTCACTATTTTGGAAAGAAGATAGGTTTCTCAGCAGGATCAATTGTTTGTGATGATTGTGCACAAGATCTTATTGAACATGGCTACGCTATGGGACGAGCTGACGCACGCACAGAACAGCGTCTTGCAGATGAACTTCAGGCTAAGAATGCACCAGTACTTAAGGGTACAACAAAAGCTGTTGTAAACAAGAAGAAGAAATAATATGTACACGACGTACTATTGTCCGATGCCTGATCCAATAGGGTTAGGGATTACATTAGGACTTATTATTTTACTTGTAATTTGTATCATTAGACACTAATGGATTACAAGAAGGCACGTAGAATATTTAGGAATAACTTTCCAAAATTTATGCGATGGGGTCTTCCCGTGATAGGTGGTGCTTTTCACGGAAAGTACACCATGCCAAAACAAAGAGGTAACTATAATTTACCAACTAAGCAAGAGTTAAACAATGCAAGTGAAACTAAAGAGAGTAACTAAGTCTGATGTCGATAAAAACGGTATCAAACTAGTCTCAAAGAAAGACGGCAAGCCGTACTTTAAAATCGGAATACAAATCGAAGGAAGTGATGAGTGGATTAATGGATTCGCAAATAACACCAATGATCCTCGATACAATATGGAAGAGGGTGGTACATACAGTCTCGCTATTACAGAAAATGAAGTAGCTGGGAAGGTGTACAAAAACTTCAGAATGCTCACCCCTGAAGAAAAGAAAATGGAAGAAATGGAAGCAGAACTCGCTCAGCTCCGAAAGGGTTCTCAGCCAGCTCCTGGTACATTTGAACCAACTAATACGGTTGAAGCTCAGACCACAGAGCAAGACCTAGATACCTTCTAATGTTAGAACGCCTTGTAACAAAGAATAGATCGCAAGAACGTACTGGAGTACACGCAAGTGATTACGGCAAGCCGAGTCTTGATCTTTTCTTTAGAATGACAGGCGTTGAACAAACTAATCCTCCTAAGTGGAATGATAAACTCAAATGGGGTGCTGGTCTCGGAGTTGAAAAAGAACTCCTACAAGTACTTAAAGATAGTGGAATCGTACCCGAAGAATACGATCAAGATATTCACGGGATCGTTGAAAAAGAAATCGATGGTGTGGTCTTTACTGGTCACATGGACGGGAATACCTCTCTTGACCAGACAGGAGAACCTATTGAAATAAAATCAATCAACAACAAAAATGTATTTGACATTGAGAAATACAAAAATAATACTCCCCGAGAGAATTATGTTGGACAGCTCGCCATGTACTTGTACCTCACTGGTGCAAAGAAAGGTCACCTGTTTGTTTCTACAATTGATGGTCTTAATCCCTTCTACTTTGAATGTAATGACATAGGGAATGGTAGGTATCAATGCGGTAAGGTAATTGTAGATATTGGAAAGGAGGTAATACGGCTTGTCTCTCTGTATAAGAATAATGTTCTTACCAATACTATGCCCGATATCTGGGAATATAGATATAAGGATCCAGTCGAAGATATCGATTGGAGAAATGTATCTAAGGATAAGATATCAAAAGCTCGTAACAATAAAGCTGTAATCGGATCGTGGGAAATCCAATACAGTAACTATAAAGACAAAATAATAGAGTTGCAGGGAACTACCCCTGGTTACACTTTAGAGGAACTTTCCTACATAAAGACCGTAACTGACGGATACAGCACCTGGAGTTAACATGGAACATATTTACGACAACTGCCCACACTGTGCAGAAGAATGGAACGGATACGAATGCGACACCTGTGGATTTGCAGATGATTGGATTGATAGTGAGATAGTGGTAAACTGTCCCACTTGTCAAGATAAAATGCCCTATTGGGCTGATACTTGTATCACATGTTGGCATAAAAACAACAAAGGCTCATTGACAAAATAGCTGTAAAATGGTATAATATGTACCATGGCTAAAAAGAAAACAAAATCAAAATTCGCTGTATTCCTTTCAAAACTTATTGATTGGAGTACAGTAAAACGTGTACTTTGGTACGCGGGATCACAGGCTCTTGTTACTGGAATTGCAGTTCTTACTGACCAGATTTCAAGTCTTGCACATCCAACAACCGCAACAGTTATGATTGGTATCCTCCTTGCTCAAATCACGAAGGCTATCAACGACTCACAGTCTAAGTAACCAAGCCGTAATCCACAACGTTATGTGGAGACTATGAGTAAATTGACAACAATTTTCTCTGTACTGACCATAGCGATTCTGCTCACTGGTGTGGTACATGGAAAACAGATTCAGGCTCCTCAGGTGAAAGCAGAGGAAATTATGGTTCAACCCGAACCAGAAGTTCCCTTATCGCCAGAGGAATATGCTGACAAATATACAGCACAATACGGTGTTGATCCAACGATCTTCAAGAAAGTAATGTGGTGTGAAAGTAGTAACAATCCAGATGCGATAGGCGATGGGGGTGCAGCACGTAATGTGATGCAATTCCATAAACCAACATTTGTAGGTTATGCTAAAAAGTTAGGTAAAGAGATGGATTATAATTCTTACAAGGATCAAATCGAACTCGCATCTTACATGTTTAGTATAGGCGAACAATCTCATTGGACTTGTTATAAGAAGGTAGGAGGGAAGTAATTCCCTTTTACTTATCTTTCAAACTGTAACACAGGTAGAAATCAAAACGTTATATTGTTTGAATCTAATAAGTGTGTTATAATATGTACAAATATTGTAATAATGAAAACTAAAAAAGCAAAGATTCTACTCTTTGACATCGAAACCATGGCGAATCTCGCTTGGGTTTGGGGAAAGTACGAACAGAACGTTATAGATTATGAAATGGAGTGGTACATGTTATGTTTCGCCTACAAATGGCTAGGAGAGAAACAGACACACGTAGTAGGTTTACCAGACTTCTCTTCTTACAAGAAGAATAAGGAGGACGACAAGAAACTTATCACCGCTCTATGGGATCTTTTTAATGAAGCTGATGTAATCGTTGCCCATAATGGGGACGCGTTTGACATCAAGAAAGCGAATGCACGTTTTTTATACCACGGATTAACTCCACCAGAAGGTTACAAAACAGTAGACACCAAGCTAGTTGCGAAAAGATATTTTCAATTCAACAGCAACAAACTTGACGATCTCGGTCAGCTACTCGGTCTTGGACGAAAGATCGATACTGGCGGTTTTGAACTCTGGAAGGGTTGTGCATTAGGCGACATGGCTTCATGGAAGAAGATGATGAACTATAACAAGCAGGACGTTGTTCTACTTGAAAAGGTGTACTTAAAACTACTCCCTTGGATGGTAAACCACCCAAACCTTAACTTGTTGAATGGTACACTATGCTCTTGTAGCAATTGTGCATCAACTAACTTGCAGAAGCGAGGATTCAGTATCACTCGTACAGCGAAACGGCAACGTTATCAATGTATGGATTGTGGTGCATGGAATCTCGGTAAGTCAGAGAGTGTAAAAGAATTAACCATTCGTTAATTAAGATCGTAACCTAAATTGCGATCTTTAATTTCCGATCAAACTGTAAGACATGGTAAGACTATTTAAAACGGGGGCTACCCGTGATTCAGATGAATCAAAACTCGACTATGAGGGATTCTTATCTCCCCTAGTCCTTGAACGCTACGCCAGATATATGCACAGTCACCGAGTTCAACCAGACGGTAAACTCAGAGACTCTGATAATTGGCAGAAAGGAATTCCTATCTTTGCATACATGAAAAGTATGTGGAGACATTTCTTCTCAGTCTGGAGGGGGTATCGCGACAATGCTATCCCTGAAGAAGAGTTGTGTGCGTTACTATTCAACGCAATGGGGATGCTCCATGAAGTATTAAAAGTAAACGAGACCAAATATATGGATTCAAATGAAAATGAAGTTGTAGTAGCTCCTGTTGAGGAAACTACAGATGAAGTTGCCGTAGCTCTAACTGCGGAAGAAGTAACTGAAGAAGTTGCTCCAGAAGCTACTGAGGAATCAGTAGAAGCTGCTCAGTAATTCGACCTTGCTGAGACACTAGACGACAGAAAATGGTGTAGCCTTAACAGCGAGTTCGACTTGAGTCGAAGACACCGATCGGCACTGCAACCAACATTTGTTGAGAACAATGAACGAAATGGATATTTTGGATCGGGGTGTCCCCGGTCGGTATTCAGCCGTCGTTCCTAGTGTACAGTCTCACTACTCACCTAGACTTTAAAATGGGAGTCTCAGGGGGATGAATGGATTACGCGAGTTCGATTCTCGCCATCTCCACAAAACAGTTCTTTTCACAATTAAATATTTTTTATGATACAGATCCCTCACTCCCAGGAATGGGTGTACCACGAAAGGGGCGGAAAAGAACCGACCCTGATTCGTAAGTTTCAGAAAGTTTGTTGGGAATTATTATTCCCCAAAAAGCCTAATAAGGATATCATTCATGATTTGAATAATAAATACTTACCATGCAGCATAAAGTTAGTCGTATTCGATATGGCAGACCCTGTTGAGGCGTATGTACAACTCAAAGAATTACTTACTAATACTGAGTATGATATTGATATATTTATTAAACCAAATCATAAGAAATGAACAAGGCAATTCGCCTACGTCCTTATAAAGGAAAAGGCAAACGAACCCACCGTAAAAAGAAATCTAACCCTAAGCAAACCGTGCTTAATCTGGAACCTAAGAAGGATTCCCGGTTAAATCCTGTGTGGTCTTGAGAAGCCCTAATCCAAATCTATGGAAACAAAAGCTCCCCCACACGAGGGGAGCTTTCTATTTTGTATGGAAGTAATCATCATAATTTTCTTTTTCTTAATATGGAAAAAGATTGATTCTGACGAGCGTAAGCTCAACAAGAATGTGAAGATGAAAAATGAAGATTTTCCTATTAAGTATTACAAGAAAACAAAACGGTAAAAAACTAAGATCCCTTTACATTTGGGATCTTTTGTGTTATAATGATTAAAACCAATCAAATGAAAAAGAGCCATCTAGCCCTTGCATTTGTGTTCCTCCTTCTCCTCATCCTTCTCTTTCACATCTTAGCATCAATCGAAGTCACATGAATTTTGACCACGCATACGTTATATCGAGGACAATGTTTTGTCCAGAATGTAACGCCCACGGTCGTCCAAAAAAGAATAACTACTTTGTTGTCTTCGGATCAACTCGTAAAATAATGCACATCAGGAAAAATCACCAGGATGGTATATCTGGTTTTACTCCACATGTAATTATGTGGAAATCAAACACTCCTGATACCGACGGTAAGATAAAAGTTTTAACTTGCTGTGGTATGCACCACTGTGGTGTCGTTATTCAAGATTTGAAATCCGGAAATGAAACTCTTATGATAGATTTTATTCTCGGCAAAGAATTATTATTAACAGAGGCGGAGCTTGGATCACTCATTGCATTCAAGAACACAGGGTACGAAATTATTTAACAACTCCTCACGGGGTTGTTTTAGTTGTAAGCTATCTCTACGCGAGGATTTTCTCTATCTATACCGAGAGGAATAAGGTATACCCCACCCGTATATTGCCACCGATCATCTTCAAGTAAACCATTGTCAACTAAGAGATCCATTATAGATTCAGCCTTATTTGTTAGATCAGACCTGCGATCGTCTGGAAACCAGAATCCAAGACAAATACCAGCCTCAGACATTGGTTTAATACCCCCTGCTACAGCCTCTGTGAGCTGCTTAGACGCATCTTTATGCCATGCAGTATACTTACTACTAGGGAATGATCTTCCTGATCGTGTGTTGATACGAGAGTTCTTCTTTGATGGTACTCTACCTTTAATAGTAAAGACATTTTTTAATTCTTCATTATTCATTATATTCTCTAAATCCAAGTTTACTTCTTACTAACGTTGCAAATGGTATGTTTTTTTCAATAGCTTCCTCCTTCAAAAGCTGTTTCTCGTGTGTAGTGATTCTCACTTGTAGATACTCAACTCTAGGGTTCCTCTTTTTATTCATATTGTAATTTTTTTATTATTTCTCATTTTCCAACCGTAGGTATCTGTTTTCTTGTGGCACGGTAAGCATAGTGTCCTACCGTTATTTATGTCTAATCTCAATTCTGGATGTGTTGACCAGGGTTTGATATGGTCTGCTTGTAAGTAACAACCCCTATCTCCACAATCTTGACAGGTATAATTATCTCTTTCAAATACTGCTTTTCTCCACTCATTACCTTCTGGAGAACTTCTTGACCTAACCTTTTACCGTCCTTAATCCTTTCCCTCTTTTTCTTTGGTTTACTTTTCCCAAGCCAATACTTTGAATGGTTCTCCTTAATCTTCTTTTTTGTTTCAGTTGATCTCTTATTACCACTTGGGTTTCCTGGCTTATCTAGAATTTGCTGTGTAATTCTAGCGATAAGCTCTGGTGATCTAACATAAACTCCTGTCGGCATACTGTAATACATTATAACACATTTTCAATAAGATGTCAAATTTTTGTAATGGGTAAATGGTTGGTATAATTCTATGCCGACAAGGTAGTAACGAATAAGAAAACCCCCTACGAGGGGGCTTCTTTATTACATCGTAAGAGCTTTCTGTGTCATCTTTCCTACAATACCATCAACTTTCAGACCATTCACCCTCTGAAATTCTTCTACTGCAAACAATGTTTTACCTAAGAAGTTTCCGGTAATCTTCTGATCTTTGGGGAAGAATCCCTTATCCTTAAGAATCTGTTGAAGAACCCCAACATCTGTTCCCCTCATTCCGTATTTGAGAGTTCGTGTGAAGATGTATGGAGCCTTATCAACATAATCAAAGCATGTTCCGATCTGTCTAACACGAGGCATATAGTCTTCTCCGAAGTATCCCATACCCCCTCGTCCCCAGGTATCACCCCAACCGTTCAAGAAATAGATATAGTCTTTATCGTATCCAACAGCCACAACAAAATGACCCGATGTAGGTGTAGTCTTTCCATGGAGCGGGAGAATATCTTTCTCTTTCCATGATGGTGTCCACCATTCCTGACCAATGGAGAGAAGCATAATAACAGCTTTATGTTCATACACTGCACGCTTGATATCTTCCATAGTTGGATTCCAGGTGAATGCGTAGGCTCCTATACGGGCTTCTAGAGCGTTTATATCCATATCTTTAGTGATAGTAGATGGATCGGTATATTCTTTCAGAGAGACGGTTGAATCATTGGGCATTAAATTCCAATCACAGACTCCACGCTTCTGGAGAGCCTTAAATATTGCCTCCATAGATGTACCATCTTCAGGCTTAAAACCATCCATGGTCTTAATTACTTTCCAAAGGTACTCAGGTGTCTTTCTTTCTCCCTCTTGGATATCTTTTACATAAGCACCAGCATTAGCTCCGCAACAAGGGATCTTATGTTGATGTTCACGATATCCTATTTCAGGAGTCATGTAACTCTCAGGAATAGGTTCTGGACTTGAGATTGCACCCAGTTCAAAATCTGATTCTTTCTTCTTTTGTTCAATTGCTCCAAATGCTATTTTATCCATAGTTTATTTATTACTAAAATTGATAGTGTAAGAACCACCCCAAAGCCCCAGACCATAGCCTTACGCCAGTCCTCAAGACTACTAACGCGACCATTGGTCTTTGTAGTCTGCATCTCAATCCTTTCGAGAGTTGTATTTTGCTTCTCTAGAATTGATTTTATATCATTAAAGTAATGATCCAGTTCGCGCTTTGAGTAGTTCTTTTCAGTCATTAGTTTACTGCTTGTTTAGCATCAGCCTTTAGATTCTCGAATTTAATCTTTTCTGATTTAAGAAATTCAATCTGATCGAGATTATTTTGAATACCTATATCAAGATTAGCAATTTCTTTATCATAGGAATCAATGAGTTCCTGGGAAGGCTTAATAACCACCTCAGTGATAGTTGTTGTCTTAGTTTCTCGAACCATACCGTCGTCAGTTGCCTCAACGACAACTTCGATTACTGGTTCTTTATTTGTGTTTTCTTCATCCATATATTAATTGTTTCTAATTTATAATTATTGCGCTACCCAGTTTGTTCCGTTATAGAACACAGTGGTTGTTATCGCACCACCCCCAACTACTGTTGCAAGGAAGGTTGGAGCAAGAGCATCAGTAACATACGCCGTATCTCCAACTGTGCCGGTTGGTAGGGTTGCAACAGTGTATCCCTTCAGACGAACAGTAGATGTTGATCCGGCAGCGATAATGTTACCCTGAACAGTTGTGGTTCCTGTCTTTGCAACACTGAATTTACTTGTTCCCCCAACTTGCAAATCTGCAAGAAGAGATGCTGCATTTGATGCAGTATCGGTAATGTTTAATTTGATTGCTGTTGGGGTACCTGATGTATTCCAGGTTTGTGCATAACTCCACGCTGTTACTGCTGATGACCCGGTAAGAGATGATGGTGTAAATGTCCACGCACCAACATTGGTCATACTTGCGAGAATAACGCTACCAGCACTATCATAGAATGAAAATCCTGATGAGCCTCCGAAGTATTGTGTAGTAGCTGCACCAAATCCAATTGTATTTGCCCCACCAATCTGGAATACTGCATTTCCTGTCCCAAATGCGCTCGTATTAAATGCAAATTTTGTAGAATATGCTCCACCGTTGGTTGATTGTTCAAATATTAGGTTTGATGTTGAGTTTGAGGTGCCCTGTACAGGAACAACTGTCGCACGCCAGTTTTGAGATTGGTTTACACTACCAGTAGAAGCCCATCCACGACCCTGCCATACAACGCTTGGAGAGTACTGTTGTGCACCATTTGCTGCTGCGGAGTTGTTCTGAAGATATACTCCAGAAGAATCTGCTGTCGTTGATCCTATTCCAGTCGTTAGAATATGAAGTTTTGAAGACGGTGATGTTGTACTTATACCAATACGATCATTCACTTGATCGTACGCCGATGCCGAGCCAAAAATTATTTTGCCTTTGGTACCGTTGGTTGTCGTTGAGAGTGTGAGATTATCTCCTGATCCAGTACCACCGACTGCTGTTTGACCACCCGACACACCTGTTGAGAGGTCGTTAGTAATCGTATTTGATGTACGTGTAAGACCTGATGAGAATGTAAGCGCATTTTCTTTACTATTAAAAGTAGTCCAATCAGCAGATGACAGTGCCCCACGATTCGTAGCTGACGCTGTAGGGAGATTAAAAGTATGGGTTGTGACAGATGACGATATTCCAAAATCAGTACCAGATGTACCCGTTGCAAATGTTTGTGTTGCACCAGTGAGAGCATTAAGAGATGTAATACCCCCTCCACCACCACTTTGCTGGTCTAGTTGGTATCGGGTTGAACCAATAGAAAAATAAAGGTGTGTACCGTTATATTCCATTGCACCGTCTTCTATTGAAGAAAGGTTTGTACCCGATGTAAGTTTAATAGGAGCTGTACCTGCTGTAGCGGTACCTGCACCTATGTGAAGATATGCTGTTGGTGAACTTGTTAAAATACCTGAGTTTCCCGCACTAGTAATAAGTGCATAGTTATTTTGAGCACCAGATGCACCAACCGTTAGTCCTATATTTGTAAGGGTATTTGAACCAGAGGCTCTCGTAGAAGTATTTACAAAAGATGCAGTGGTTGAAAATAGGGCACTACTTGTTGTATTAAAATTTATACCAGAGTTTGTTACCTTGTAACCTGTCCATGAATTTGTAATTGGATTTCCAAATGCGTCAGGTACACCAACAAGATCATACTGTGCTGTGGGTGTTCCTGTTCCATGTCCTATATAACCATCAATTGTTATGACATATAAGGAACTATTTGAAAGACTTGTCCCATTGTAGTACAAAATACCCCTACTATTAAAACTGGTAGCATTTGTACCTCCTCTACTTATACCAATAGTACTACCGTTCCAAGTACCTGCTGTAATTGTCCCCAATGTAGTAATTGAAGATTGACCTATATATGTAGATGCAATATCAACAACAGGGTCTGTAGCCGTACCTGAAATAATGATACGGTCTGTGGTTCCTGAAACAGAACTTAATGTGCCAGTAGGAATAGTTTGCTTTGAGACATTCCCTGTAGCGTCCACTGTGAGCATTTCTGCAGCTCCGCCAGTTGCAAGGTTTGGAATATTCAAAGTACCAGCCTCGAACACGAAGAGGTTAGAATTGTTGTCTACATAAAATGATGTAACACCACTTCCATGAGGTGCTCCAAGAGCTGAAATCAATCCTCCAGTATCAAGAAAAACACCTACTTTATCCCCAGACCCACTGTCTCCAATGTTAAGGTCATTACCAGCCATGTCGAGAGTACGAGAGCCTGTGAGTGTACCATCTGAGTTATAGATGTTTAGACCTGTAGCAGCATCTTCCCAGCTAGGATCAGCACCGGTACCATTAGATGTAAATACTTGACCAGTTGTTCCTGAGCCATTTGATAGTGTGAGACCGCCTGGAAAAATAAATTGTGCGGAGTTATCTCCCGCATTAAGTTGTATAAGTGAACTTCCCGCACTAAGATTTACATCTGAGCCTGAATTTACATTAAGTGATACTGTTCCACCATCAACACTAAAGAATGAGAGATCTGTAAGTTGTAGAAAGTTTCCACCCCCGGTGAGTGTTCGATCCCCCGTAAGAGTACCGTCTATAGTATAGATATTGGTATCTACAGTAGAGGTAGAATCAATAGTTATACCACCTGATCCATTATCAGTGAGTGTAATATTTGTACCAGCAATAAGATTAAGGAGAGACTGTGATCCATTGTTGGTACCATTAGTCTGAAGAAGGATAGAACTGCCTGTTCCTGAGCCAAGAACATACTTACCATTAGCGTTTATTGTAACTCCTGTAAGATCAACGTCTACAAGAAGACCAAGTGCAGCAACACCCCCGCCTACTTGTGTAGTTGTTCTAGCGAGAGAATTACGAAGTCCATCGACAGCATCAATATCGAGCCAAGCACCCTTAATAGTGCGAAGTTTAGATACAATCTCGTCAGGTGAATCTGGAGATCCATCTCTTCCATCATTACCTGGATCACCCTTATCCCCCTTAATTGACTTTCCATCCTGACCATCCTTTCCCTTTATTGGTTTAGGAATAAATGGTTTAAGAAGTTCTGTAATTTCTTTCTTTGTAGGTATTGGAGCATCTTTACCGTTATCTCCTTTTTCTCCTTTAATTGGAGCTGGAATAAGAGGCTTGATAAGCCCCTCAAGTTCTTCTGCTGAAGGAGAATCTCCCTTATCTCCCTTATCCCCTTTAATTGTTACGAGAGATGCACCAGCAAACTCTACTTTTGCTATAGGTTTATCAAGAGCATTAGCAATCTCCTCAAAACCCTTCTTCTGCATTTGATAGAACTGCCTATCTCTTTTTAGTTTGGAGTCGTCCATGTATGTTCTACATTATAACACGAATTGTGTGTTTTGTCAAAGGCTATCGACCGAAGGTGTTGGTAGCAATGCCAAGGAAATCAGCGATAGTTGTAGCTATTAGACCCGCACTCTTAGGATCATTTGCAGATTCAATAAAGTTTGTGACAGGAAGTGGCGCAAGTAAATTTGCAGGAACATCCTTCCAACCAAATGGCTTACCGATTGAGTCAGAACCAGTCTTAAGATTGATTGCGGTACCAAGAATAGGTGATAGTTTATTTCTAATATAATCACCACCGACACCAAGAGTTGTCTTCGACCCAAATTTTCCACTATCAAGTTCTGTAATCTTTCCTGAAACAGGACTTTTTGATTTTCCAACTGAGATACGAGCCATAACAGTAATGAGAGATCCAAGCCCTCCAGTAAAGTCAAATCTCGTATTACCCACCTTAATCTTTCCGAAGTCTGTGCTAAGTGGATTTGTCTCAGCACTACCAGGATTAATAGCGTTTGCAATAGCCATAATTCCACCAATAGCAGCAATAGTTTTTGCGAGACTCTTTGTAGCTTCCTTACGAACAAAGTTTGATTCAGCTGAGAAGTTTGTGATATTCTTTATACCACCTGCACCTGTAATAGGATGAAGGAAAGTATCAAGCTGTGAAGCAATGAATCTTGGTGAGAAAAATATGTTGTTTGCAGTGTTCGCGATGGGTTCGAGTCTACCAAGACCCCCACGTCCAGTCTGTGAATTAACCATACTCGCAATCTGCTCAGTGAAATCTTTATCAGCGATATCAAGACCAGCATCCTTTGCAATCTGAACATACTTCTTAAAGACATCAAATCGTGTCTTAAACAAGAATCCTTTAAAGGCATTATCAGAAGCAGCAAAGAGCTTTCCTATACCAGGAATCTTTTCTTGGAGAGTCGTAGGAATAGCATCGTCTACACCGATTGCAAGTTTTGATCTCAAAGCAAGGTCAAAGTCTGGATCATTGTACATAGAAGCACGAATCTCACGCATGACATCCTTATTACCGAATGTATCATACATATATTTAAAAGATTTCTGTGCATTTGTAAACCATTCCCTTGGGTTTGTAACAAGAGTTTTGAATCCCTGTCGAAGAAGAGAGGAGTTATCAAGAGCTGCTTTAATAGATTTAGATATACCACCAGCATACTGTATAATCTTAAAAGGACTCTTCTTAATATCCTGTGCAGCAGCCTTAGCTGTGTCTCCAAGACCTTGTTTGTTCGTAGGATTTTTAAGATCTTCTAAGTATTGATCGAAATCGGCACGAGCATGACCATACGAATCATTTCCTGTCAGTATACCCTCTCTATCCTTAACTTTCTGTGCAAGTTCTGATAGTTTATTAGCCTCCTCTGATGTAACACTTGCTCCGAGTTTCTTCTCTGCAAGATCTGTGAGGAACTTTTCTGAATCAGATTCACTTAAGAATTGATCCATCTTCTGAATACGAGACAAGAGATCACGTTTAGCAGGTTCTGGAAGGTCAACCTGTTTATTAAGCCAATTCTGAAGACCACGTTGTTGATTTTTTAGGATCAATTTACTCTCGAAGTCAGCATTGACTTGTTTAGCAGCACCCTCTTTAAGGAATGATTTAAAGGTATTGAGTCGTTCTTCGCTAGACATTGCGTACAGGTCTTCAACCCTAACCTCACCAGCAATGAGTTTCTTTCGCAAAGCGTCTGATTCTGATTTTAGAATACAAATTCCCATATTAACACTCAATCTCTTTAATTAATGCCTCAAACTCTTGTTTTGTTGGAGCATGTTCTCTTATAATATTCTTCAATTCTTCAAATGATGCTTTTTGTTCCTTCGGATTAAGTTTAGCTTTACGAGTTTCGAGAACACTCTTGATACTATCCACCAGACTGTTAGTCCGATCACCAATATTTTGCATACCGAGGCTTTGACCTGAGATAGAAGCAATAGGATTTTCAGCAAGTCTGATTGCTGTCTCCCCAGTTGCGTCATTTGCAGCCAAACGGTACATAGCATCTTTACTGATACCTTCTGGAATCTTTTCCTTACCCTCAACAATACGGAGAGCACGCTCTGGATCTTCATTGTAGAAGTCGATTTGATACTGTTTAGACTTACTTTTAAACTCTTCTGGGGGTGCATCATTTAAAACGGCTTTCTGTTTTGCTTTTACAGGCTCCGAAAGCTGTACTTTAGGTACTTCGACACCACCTGGAGTCAAGGTCTTGTCCTGGGGCAAATTAGAGCCTTTTGGAGTAGTAGTCCCTTTTGAGCCTTTGTTTTCAACGTTTTCTGACACCAATTTAGGCAAAGTTACCTTCTTTTGGTCTGAAATTGGACTATATGTGAACTCTCCACGCTTAGCGGACGGTGACTGCTCGCCAATCTGAATACTCGGCTCAGAACTTTTAGGTACCGTTCCAGCCTGTATTACAGGGAGCTGTGAGTCAGGGGTATAGACATTTCCTTTAGGTGTGTCATAATTACCAGGTTCTTGATTAAACTTGTTTGGTTGGGTTCCGCGTCGAACAGGAGCACTTGGGGGATTTGGTGGTGGTATATCCCTAGCCCCATTTGCAGCAACTTCTTCTACCTTAGATGCTACACCCCCTGTAGCAGTCTTAGCTTTCTTAGCCCAACTAAATGCTGCCCCAAGACCTCCAGTAGCTAAACCAAACAAAGCACCTATCCCTGTGTTCTTAGCGGTTGTTCCAAGAAGTTTCTTCCCTTTTTCCTCATTCTCAAGACCAACACCAAGACCCTGCATGTATCCACCAGCTGCACCTTCGAGAGTCCCAGTCAATAGCTTTCCTCCTAGACCCTCAGCTGCTCCAGTGAGACCAAGACCGAGTGCGATAGTCTGAGCACCGCGTCCGACATCCTTTAAAACATCTTTAGAATTCTTTGATGTCTTTATATCTCCAAAGTATCCAGTCTTAAGTGTCTGATCCTCTTCAGAGAATCCATTAGCAGCAGCAAGAGCTTGTCCAGGACGTGCGAGAATTGTTGCAACCGGGTTTAAGATAGAACGAAGAACATCACCCCCAGCGGATGTTTCAAATTTGTTCTTATTAACAGGAACAGGAAGACCCCTATCTCTAAGAGATTTTCGTTCTTTAGCTATAGAGTCCTTAGAAATATCTTTTCTCTGGTCAGCTATAAACTTTTTATCCTTTTCCGTTCTTGCATTCCATGAAAATACAGCCATATCTATTGCCCCACATACTTACTAAGTTCATTGAAGATCTCAGTAGGCATACCTGTTGATTGGGCAATTTCTTTTAGGCTATATCCTTGTGAAAGATAGTTCTGAACATTAACAATATCAGAGGTAGTAACTCCGTATTTTGTTTCAAGATTAGATACTATCTTACGAGCCTTCTTTTCATTGTTTCCGAATGTAAGTTGTTCTCCTGAGAATGATGGCTTACCCATCTTTGCAGTATCTCCATAGAGATAATCGAGTGCTGCTTTTCGATCCTTAACTGGATCAATACCAGCCTGCTCAAGTTTACGCTTTTCCTGTGCAGTGAAGTTTGTTCCACTACCTGATCCTGAACCACTCTTCCCGAAGATTGACGCGGTTGTAGCGTTAGGTATGATTCGTCCATTAGCATCTATAAGTTTTGAGATATTTGCGAAGCTAACACCCTTACCAGCAAGTTTAAGGAAGCTATCGAGGTATTTATCAGAATTAGATTTTGTTTCAGCAATATACTTATCAGTCTGTGATCGAAGTTTTGTTGCGTATGATGAGGTGATAGAGTATATTTCTTTATTAGCTGCATTTGTAGCAGAGAGAATTTCTTTTGTAATCTGTTCTTCAGTCTTAGTAAGATCTTCATTAATTGATTGAATCTTTTCATCACGAGAAGTCTCAAGATCATTGATGTCTTTAGTGAGATTGATTTGGATCAATCGGTTTGCAAATGAGAGTTTTGTACTAAGCTGTTGTGCTTGCTGTTGATACTTCTGTTCAAGAGTTGAGAGTGCTTTTGGAGCTGCTCCAGTTGTCTGGAGGGCACCAAGTTTAGCAAGCATCCCCGTCATGTAATTCTTAGCCTGGAGACGGTTTGTTTCAATTTCTGACTGAGCAATTTGAGCATCAGCATTATTCTTATCGATATCGTATTGAGCCTTCTCACGAAGAGAAGCACGTTCATTAAGTTCTTTTGTCTCAATGATCTGTTTAGCATTCTCAGCTTGAATCTTTTTCTGTTCCCAAATACCTGTCTGTGTTTCTGTACCAAAGTAGGCATCTGTAAGTTGCTTAGGGATACCGGCAAGTCGTGCGATTTCATCCTGAGCAATCTGTCTTTCTGGGGTTAGTGCATCGTATGCTCTCTGTTCTTCCATCGTCTTATTACCAGTGAGTTTATCAAGACTGTCGAGGTATGAGGCTGTATCTTGTGGTGCGGTGATACCGTTTGTCACCGTCTGAATACGTGAAGCAATCTGAGATGGTGTACCACCTGCCTTTATGAATGAAGAGAGAGATGCTGCTAGTTCTGGATTATTCTGAAGAGCATCATAGAATTCCTGTGCAGATCCAAAACCCCTTGCAAAATCATTTGCAGTACTTTCCAAGAGGTTTGATCTTTTGTCCTGTTTATCTCCAGTTGCACTAAAGGGATCATTATTAATACTGTCGAGAGATAGTTGGAATCTATCAGACGCTCTCTTTGTTGAGGCTAGAGACTCTGGGTTAAAACTATATGATGTATTTGCAGATGTCTTACCAAGAAGACGATCTCTTTGTTCTTGTGCTTTACGAGCAGCTTCACCCGATGTCATACCAGCAAACATACCAAGATCAAATCCGGGGATATTAAGACCATACTGAGCAGCAAGATCAGCAGAGTTCTTATCATTCAATGTAGCCATACCATTATCACCGCCGTAGTTGATAACAGCCATGTCAAAATTAGCCTGATTTTCCATTTGTTCAGGTGTATTGTATCGTGGATCAAATAGACCACGTGCACCACCCATACCATCTTCAGGGGTTCCCCAGTTTGAGTAATCAGTATTATTCCCGTTATTACTACTCTGTGTTCCAGATGAAGAATTGTTATTAACTGGTGGTGTTATATTCCAATCTCTATTTGTATGTGGATCTCCAAAATCTACAACAGTTGCACCCACAGGAATGTATCCCGTGTTATTAGAGTATGTTTGTCCATTAAGTGTGTAGACTGTTGCCATATATAATTAGAAGAATGAAGTATTTGCAATTACGAGACCGCCCATAGTTGCACCCCCAGTACCACCAGTAAATGCTACGCCAACTGCTGTGCGCCCTCCGCCACCAGCACCTCCAGCACCGAGACCACCAGCATTACTTCCGCCACTATTATCATTTGCAGAACCACCGGCAGCAATAAGAGACCCGGCACCACCTCCACCCTGACCTTCTTGTCCACCAGATGAACCAGCTTTAGCACCACCATCACCACCATTACCACCCGCAGAAGTAAGAGTTCCAGTATTTGCAGTAAGAGATGAGTAGAGTACTACAATCATTCCAGCAGAGCCTCCACCTCCACCCCCACCAGATCCATCATTATTACCACCAGCTGCAATATCTGGAGCTTTTGATCCATTAAGACCTGATGTATTGATTGTTCCAGAGAAGTTAAGGGCACCACCACATTCCATGTAGATTGCACCCCCTCCACGACCACCAGCAGCACCCGCTCCACCTCCGCCGTCGTTATTTTCGCCCCCAGTTCCTCCTCCTCCACCAGCTCCAGGAGCTATATAAATGAATTTACCAAGTATTGTGTATGTGTTTGCATAGAATCGAGGATATGACCATGCAGCACCTCCTGCACCAGGAGTGATTGGTAGATCGCCACGAAGACCTTGAGCTGCGTCTGTTTCATTAAGAAGCTGTAGTGCATTTTCACCATCAGTACCGTTTCCACTTATAGCACCAGCCGTTCCACCAGCAGCACCCATTCCAGAAGCATCGATTGTTCCAGCGACAGTTACTGCGCCCTGAGACTTAAGAATGATTCGAGTTCCATTTGTATGAGGATTAGAGAAATTAAGAGTCGCCCCAGAAGAGATATTAATTGATGTATAGTTCTTTGTAACAATAGCAGCACCACCAAGATTAATAGTTGTAGTGCCAGATGTTATATTAAGAGCACCATCTGCACCATTACCACCAAACTTACCAACGGAGACACCACTGGTAAGATAGTTTTGTGTTACATACTTATTACTTGAGTTAGGAGTACCAAAAGATCCACCACCAGAGAGAGCATCGAATTGATCTGATGTTGGGATTCGTCCAAGCTGAGCAGTAGTTGGAACACGAGAATCGTTTACCCCGAGAGCAATAGGCACAGTTGGGGAAGCAGGTGTTGCAGATAGGAATGAGATACCTTCTACTGTATCTGACGCATGACTCGCACCAGCAAGAACAGCGTTATCGAGGTTTGTTTGAACAACCTGGATATCAGACTCAATATCAGCATAGTATTCAGCAGTCATGTTCATACGAACACTTTCGCCTACCTCATGAGTTTGTTCTGTGGTTCCACCTACACCACGTGCAGATACAACAACATAATCACCACCACCATCAGTTCCGGTGTTAGTGTATTCGATTATTTCACGAAGTGTTGAATTGTTTGGAGAGATAACGAGCCAGCCAGCAGTGGGGGTTGGCTTTACTGATACATATCTGTTTCCTGTTCCTGTTGCCCACGCAACGGACACTGTTTGTTTGTAGAAGTTTTGGGTAATTTTCATAATTTGTTCTTTGTATTATAACACACTTTTTGCATTTTGTCTAGCCTACGCTAACAATTCCTGCTGGTTTAAACAATCTTCGTGGTTCTTTTGTTCCCCAGAGTGCATATTCAGCAACAGTAAATGTTTCATCTACATTTGAATTACTAAGCCCAATAGTAAGTGCTTGTGCTTTAGATAGAAACGATACACGCTTCTTTGCAAATGGACTTGATTGAACTGTTTCTCCGAATGAGTCGGCAAAGAGAAGTTCACCAAAGTCAGTCTCTCCGAGAGATCCTTCTTCACCCTCTTCACCCGTACCAACATAAAAGTTTTTTGATTTAATCTTACGAATATCATTAGCATCCTCTCTAATTGTTACCGTAATGCGTCCAAGGATGTTCTTAAACATAAGATCTAGGTATCGATAGATGTTAAATTTATTAAAATCCTCATCCTCAACCTGTTTAAAGAATACTTCACATGAAATGGCAGTACTGTTGTCGTTAAGAAGCGTCTCATCCCATTTAATTGTTCCGTAGGGAGCAATTGATTTAGCAGAATAAACAACACCATCCACACTAATGAAATCTAGGGCATTTGCCTTAATTCTTGATGTATATTTAGTCCAGGAATTCTTGTAGAGAAGGTGGCAAACGAAAATAGTATCGTTATCATTACTATCGATAGGTACAGAGAGGTAAAAACGGCGATTGTTGTAGAATACCGCAACCTTTCCGTAGTTTGATTGAGAAATTGTGTAAAGTGTCTCCTTAATTTGGTCAGAGATGACAGATTTATTGATTCCAAGAACACCAATTTGCTGATCTTTGAATCCAATAGCTCTCACTTCTCGTCCAGTGAAGAACCAAATATCATTTTCAACCCATACAATCGATGTTCGAGAACATGCACCGTATGTTCCAGACTGAATTTCTAGCTTTGGAATGAAATCAGCAGCAACCTGATCGTAAATAAAGGACATCTTCCATATTGTGTTTGTCTTAAAGATGAGAAGAAATCCGTAGTAATTCTTGAGACCTGTTACAAAATCAACACCGAGTGGCTTAAGAACACTCGCAACATCAAATGTTGTTGGATCTCCAGTGTTTGAATAGTAGATTGAGAGTGGTTCGGCTATAACACCTGATACAAAAAGTCTATCCTCAAATATTTCAAAGATATTACCTTTTGGGGCGGATGCGTAGTTTGTAAATGTTGTACCGTCCCAAGCAAACATATCCTCAACCCCATTACCTCCATAAAGGGTATCGTTATACACAACAAATCCAAATCGTGCACCAGCTGTATACGTTGGAGCAAGGTCTGTCCATGTACCAGAAATAAGCTGTTGGAGTTTTGTTCCTTTTGCTCTGATGAAATAAGAGGTTCCATTCTTCTTCTTATAATTAAAGAATGAGTGACAGAGATCGGTGGATTCAGCTGCGCCAAACAAAGAAACACCAGTATCTTTTTCAAGATAACCAGTCTCTACGAGATTCATATTGATCGGTACTGACCTTCCGCGAGAATCATCTACATCAAGTACTTTTACCAGATCATTTTGAATTATTGTAAATGCTTGTTTCTTTAGGGGCATTGTTAGAGGAGATTAGGGGATCCAGACCAACCAGCAAAACCGGTTCCATCTGTAACCAGACGCTGTTGTGTGAATAGCGATCCACCACGCTGGTTATTCTCTTCATAGTTTGATTGAGCTTTGATCTTCTTTGAAAGTTCTGACTCGTATTTTGCCATGTAAAATGACGCAAGAGATTCATCTTGAAGATCCTCAAATGCACGTTGAAGAATTCCGTATACAATAAGTTCATGGAAGTAAGAATCAATCGTAGGATTCTGTGCTGAGGTGAGATCTGGATATGTTGGGTAGTATTTAATTGCAAGAGACGCTATGGTTGTTGGGAATACCTTAAGTACACCACCTTCATAAGTGACTGCACGTCCTGCATTTGTGCTTGCAAAGTCAGAGATTGAGATCTCTTCGTAGGTATTGTTAGATGTATCAATAGGAGATCCATAGAGGGTACCGAAATCAGTTGGAGTATTAGTTGCTGTACCATTTGAGAAAGTAACGGTCGCTGAGAGGATTTCACTATTGGGAAATGTACGCTTGTAAATATCCTGCTGCGAAAGATTCGCATAAAGCAATATTGTTGCATCGCTAATAATCTCAGTTGTTGTCTCAAGAAGTTTATTTCGTGCTATTGTTATGATTTGATTCGTTGTCATTGTATTTGTTTAGGCTTTATAGTCCTATCCCAAAGGGTTATGCTTCTAACTGCATTTGATTAAATGTTTTTAATCTATGACAGTTAGAACATAGGGTTTGGAGATTGTCTTCATTGTTGTTTTCGTGATTTCCATCAATATGGTCAACATCAAGTTGGCACATATTTACTGGTATAAAACCACAAGATTCACAATAATCTTTACGGTATTTGAGGTATGGCTTTTTAAGGCAACCCCAACACCACTTAAGTAAATATTGTTTCTTCTTAGAGTTTGGGTTCTTTGAATTTGTAGTCAAAAAACTTTTTGCTCTTTTATTAACTTTGCAATTTGGACAAATATCCATACTTTAAACCCCCTGAGTAGAACCACAATTGCGGTTAAGCAAGCGTAGCTCGGAGAACTGCACCTCGTGCACGATTTCCCTGGAAGACCTTTCGTCCGTAAACGAGGAGACCTTTACAGGTTGACACGAATGAGTTTGGATCTGCTTCACTTGGAACAACAGAAGTCTTCATGATTTGCAGAGCAAATGCACAGAAGTCTCGTGTACCAGCGATGAACCAGTAACCAGTAGTGTTATCACCAGAAATCAATTCTGAAGAGTACACCTTGAATCCAGCGATAGAGCCGATAAGACCCTTTTCGATGACATTCTCGTATGCCTTCATAACTGCTGGGATAAACTGCGGAGCCTGGAGAAGGAGACCCTCGAATTGTGAGTTCACAACGAGGAAGCGACCTTCTGAAGGACAGAGAGACTTACCGAGAGCGGTTCGGAGAGCAACGATGTACTGGTAGATGTTTGAACTTGTAAGAGCAAGAGCAACAGCACCAGCGATAGTGAAGGTAGCACCTGCACCAATTGCACCACCCGTGTATCCTGAACCAGAAAGGTCAGTGATAGTGATAGATGTTGCAGAAGTGAAAGCGGTTACGAGGTAAGAAACAGTGTGACCTGCTGCTTTGAAGTAACCACCGACCATTCCAGCGGTGAAAGTAGTACCAGTTCCAGTTACAACACCAGTAGTTACAGCAACTGCAACTGTACCAGTAGAGTAGTTAGTACCAACAACGTTTGCGGTCTGAGACGCGTCTGCTGACTGTCCGACGTTCTTACGCATGTAGGTAAGGAGATCAGTGTCGATCAATTCAGACATATCGTTCTTTGTGTTAGAAGCGTATTCTGCGATCGCATTGATATCGTTCTGGATCTTATCGATATCGTCAACACCAAAACTAAAGTATTGCTGTTGGTCGATAACGAGATCCTCTGAAGTAGGAGTAAGATCCTGCTTCACGAGTGTCATTCCCTTAGTGTAAGCAGAGAGAGTGATTCGAGCTGCTGTACGAACGCGAACGCGATCGCCAGAGTCTTTGATTTGACCTTCGTACTTAGTATTTGTGATACTAGGGTAGAGAGTGTCATTGTAGAGCAATTCAACCAGTTTAAGTGAGTACTTCACTGGTGTGAATGCTGCCATGTTATTAGCCATTCTTTATAAAATTAAGTTAAATAATTATATGGAAGAATGCCTATACGGGTGTTTATTCCTTGAGTTTGCCTGATTGAAGATCTGCGTGATACTCTTTAGACATTTGAGCAAATTTTGCAGGATTATCCTGTGCCATTCGCTGCCAGTCTTCGAGCGTACGACTTGACGAAACATCTCTGTCTCCTCCGGTTGCACGTTCACTTTCAATTCTTTCTTGTCGAGCTTTTTCATCCTCAGCCCCAATACTCCGTGCTTTATCAAAAAGATAAATCTTTGCAATGTCCCCCAATATTGCATCTATATTTTCTGGGACATTATTAACATTGAAATACTTTGATTTGAATTCATCTTTAGAATCCAAAAGCTCCGGATATTGGTTGGTAACAGTGGCGAAGGCACTATCCCACTTACTTTCGTTGTAGTTCTTGCGAGCGAATGCAATTGCGGGATCCTTATAGAATTCCTCCTTGTTTTTCTTCGCAATCCCTTCACTAAGAGCAATGAGATTCGCTTGTGCTTCTGCGTCCAACTGTTCAAAGCCAGGATATAGGCTTTCCATAGTTTGTCCTTGAGATTCCTCAACGACTGCCTTGCGTTCTTCTACTTCTTTCTTTAGAGCTTTATTCTCTTCCAAAAGTCGCAACGCCTCTTTCGATGACTCTTTGAATTTTACTTCATAGTCGATGCCAGGTTCGGCTTCCTGGTCGGGCTTTATACTGGTTCCATCAGTTTGACTGGTATCTTCTTGGTTGGCACCAGCTTGTGCGTCTTGAAGTTCCTTGTCGAATGTGTCCACTTGTGACATATCTTCTTTCTCTGCCGTCCTGAAAAGGGTTTGGCTTAGTATTAAAGGCTCAAGTTTTTAGCGAGGTTCTTGATAGCCCTCAGGTATTTAATTTTCGAGTAACCGTTTTATCTGCGTCTCCGCCATCTTCTTTTCCATCTCTGGTGCTTGAAGAAATCTTTGAATAGCAGTAATGAGACTAATTTTCATTTTAAGAAATGTATCCTCTTTTGTTTCAAGTTCAATTGATGGATGTGTGAGTTTAATCATTGCATCAGTCTTTTCTATCGCTAGGAATTCTTGTACATCTTCATCAGTGAGCTTTCTACCAGTAAGGGCTTCTTCCCACTCCTTATAAGTACGCTTTTCCTCATCATTAAGGTCTGCGTATGAGTCTACATTTAGTTTTTTGAGGTATTCTGAGAGGATCATATTATTGTTTCATTCCATTTAAAAGGGATTGATTACCATCTTTAATGCTATCTTGCGGATTATTCGCATCTGATGGTGCTTCGGTTCCAATAATCTGCTGATTGGGTTGCATTGGTTGTCCCTGAGACTGCATAACTGCATCAATCTCTTCAGGAGTCCAATCAACAAGTTCAAGAATCTTACGATCAGCGATTTGCTGAGCAACAGGATTTGTTGGGAATGTATTTTTGATGTATTGGATTTTCTTAAGATCAAAATCTGATGCTACATCAGCTTCTGCCTTAGTTGTTACCTTACATTCATACCCAAGTGGGTGCATCCAGTCTGTAGAGACAACATCTTTTGCGTGATAGTTTCCATCACCACCCTTTTTATACAAACGGATAGTTCCATTTGAATTATTTTTCATGAGTTCGTAGAAGATTTCTCCAGATTCTTTCCACGCATTGCGGAAATTCTTTGAAACAACCTGATTTCTCACTTGAGACTGCTGGAAAGACAGTTGTGTTTGCCCAAGAGTGGTATCTGATTGGATTTCTCCGCGCTCTGTTGGTGTTTGTGCAACCGATGATTGGATAAGATTCTTAAGCCAATCAATCTGATTTGAGGTGTCATTGAGCGGATTAATAGTCATCTGCTTAACGATTTCATCTGGATTACCAGGAACACCGTACATTCCGAAAGGTTTTGGATCAAACGCACGAGGTTGGAATGTTCCATTCATCGTATTGAAGAAGTACATACCAAAGTTTCGGTAGGTACGATTCTCCAAATCCTGAGAAATGTACATATTGGTGATCTTGTTGAATGTGCGAACACTATCAGCAATACCATCAGACCACACGTCAGTAATATCGGGATCCGAAGCCCAAGTTACGATTGGGAGTCTCGTGAGACCGATAGCTTCTTTGAGTGGTTTGTTGTACAAAACGACATTATCTGTAGCGATCACCATGAAGTGTCGAACAAATTTCTTTTCTTCCTCATTCCAAACCATTTTGTATGATTCGTTGAGTTCAATAAGAATGTCGGTGGAAACAAAGTTATCATAGTTCTGCACCCCAAGGATTTCGAGGCGAGCCTTCTTTGCTTCCCATGATTCAAAGTCATCCTTTGCTTTAAGGATACCCTGTTTAGATTCTAGATATTGCTTTAGTTCTTCTTTTGCAGCAGCATCGTATTTCGGGTTAGCCAAAATCTGACGAAGGGATCGGAAGATGTGGGTTTGCTTGATGAAGTCAGCAGAGTTTAGATCAAATACATTAACACGCGGGTCAATTTCAATATCATAAGGATCGATAAGATCACAGTAGATCTCACCCTTATTAAACCCCCACTTCTTGAATGATCTACCCTGAAGACCAACAACCTTCTTATCGACGTTATCGAGAATATCGAGTTTGAGTTTATCGAAGTAATATTGCCAAAGTTCATTGAGGATAATCTCACCGGACTTATCAGTATTACCCTTTCCACGAGTTTCAAAATTTAGAATTGGGGTTTCATCAATCTTTGAGATCCATGTTTGAATAGTTTCTCGAATGATTGGAATATTGACCGGCTGTCGTTGAGTTAGTCGGTTCAGTGCTACCTTATCCCGAAAGAGGAGGTAGTTTTCATTCCACTGTTGAAAGCGTCGTTCCTTAAAATCTTGTGATGTTTGTTTATCTGCTTTGTGTTGCGCGATAATTGTTTCTTTATCCATAGTTTGTTCTGGTTATTATAACACAGAATTAACAAAATGTCAAACTATATACCAAATTCTTCATAGAATGGCTGTACTCCATTCGTTTGATAGCTTCTCGTGTGTGCATTAACATGAATTGGATTTTGAGGAATTTGCCATACTGCGAGAGCTAGCGACATGATTCTGTCGTCGTGTCTTCCATCTGGAACCTTGATGATACTTCGTCCCTGCTCATTAAGTTCATAGGTCATAGACTTAAGCTCAGTGATAAGCACATCATCATTTGGAATCTTAATTTTGTCCTGCTCTAGAAGCATCTGTAGATTTACCAGAAGATCTTTTCGACTGTTCACGTTAAATCTGTACGGCTCAATATTCATTCCACGTGCTGCAAGATCATCAAATATTGGCTCCCCAACCCCAGTAGAATCAATCATAATCTTTCCTCTGTTGTACCTGAGATAAATATTCTCAATACGAGCTTTTTGAAGGTTATAGTCCATTTGATTGAATGAGTCTTGCTTCTGTAGGTGAAAATCATTCAAATTGAAAGGAGAAATGACTGTAAAGTCATTGTATTTAGCCAAGTCAACACCTATTTGATAGAGAGCTTGATCTTTTGGGGTGTATTCTTCAACCTTATAAACATTTTCATCGATTCTTTTAAAGAATCCGAGTCCGTTGTCCAAGAACGTACAGTAATACTCCTGCTTAAAGAGATCTGAGGGCATTTCTTTACGTGCTTCTTCAAGAGCTTCTGGTGAAAGTGCTTTAGTATCTTCGACTGTGAGTGTTTGGACAAACCAAGCAGGATCATGTTCGACTGTTTTCATGAGATCCCAGGCATGGTTAATACCTCGGGGTGTCATAATGAACACTGCCCACCCTTCGTTTTCACGCAAGATAGGAGAAATAAAGTTCCACACATCTTGTTTCATCAGAGAGTACTCAGAAAAGACAACCCCAATAGGGTTTGTTCCAACAATACGGTCAATGTTATCTGCTCCAACCATTTGAAGGATTGAGCCATTGATAAGTTCAATAATCATATCTGATTGATTGATACTTTTAACAATTTCTTTTGGAAAGTGATCTAAAAACTTAAATCCACTCTTGTCTGCTCCTGTCCAAATAACCTTTTTTGCTTGCGAATAGGTGGGGAGGAAGTAGTAGTAAGTACCTACTCGCTCCATCATCTTCTTTGGAATGTTCGCAAAAATCGTTTTGTCCTTTCCAGAACGCCGATGAGCGACCCAAAAGAGACGCTTAGTACCCGAATCCCATGCTTTTAGGATTGGTAGTTGGTATGGACGAGGGTCGTATTTAAATGGAAGGGTTATCTCCGACATGTAGTAATTCTTCTCCTGTTGTTTCTATAACCTCAGCAGGTTTAGGTTGTTCAATAGCCTGGTCTGCGTAGTTCACAGCCTTAATATTGACCTGACCCGATACTTTCTGATCCACGGTGGTCTTAGATGAATACCCCTCATCCTTGCCGAGGGTAGTAGCTACAATCTTAGACACATCGACGACAAGTTTTAACTTGTCGATATCGATAGTCTCTTGTCCAAGCTCATTGAGCTTTGTGTAGTCGAGATCAAGGACACGATCAAGATTACGCTCAGCTTTCGAGAGCATATCTTTACGCTTAAGTTTTGCAAACTTCTCTCTAAACCAATGAAAGTTACTAATATTCGCAGATGTTGTCTTTGAATACCCAGCCTGGAGAGCTGCTCGTGTAGCGTTAGCCTGTCCAGCCATCCAATCCTTTACGAACTGTTCCCACATTACATCCTGACGAGGATCCTTAATCCACTTATTAGCTCTGTATGGATTACTCGGAGCATAGTTCTCCCCATTTACCCGAATGAGATCTTCTACTTTTCCTCCCGGTGGCATCTTTTGTCTTGGTCTGTATCTGTCTGCGGGAACCTTACGCCTCGGATTTATCGGTTTCTGTTCCTGATTCTGGTTTGTTTCCATCCTCTTGTTTCTCTTCTTCCTTAACTTCCTCTTTTTGCTTTACGAAGCTGTTTACTGCGTCATTGATCGCTCCACTTTCGTTGAGTTCAAATGCTCCTCGCTTGTTTGCAAGGATAACTGCTCGGATAAGGATTTCTAGTGCTTGTTTTGAGTCCATACTATTTCTTTAATTTAAGTGCTTCGCTGATAATTCGATTGATGTGCTTTTCAAATGCAGGAACTTCATTCAATCGAGAAATGAAATTGATCTGTTCCCCTGTTTTTTTCTTTGGATCCTCCGGCTTAAGCAAGAGAGTCCCAAACAATCCAACAACAGGATCTGCATCCTTCTGGGGAACTTCCTGAATTACTAATGTTAATTTACTTACTTTATCTGTCATATATGCCATTATACCACATATATAACAGATTGTCAAGTATGTAACAAATTGTCACAAAATGTTCTATTGACTTTATTTCTAGATTGTGGTATAATATGGGTAATAGAATAATCTGCTTTTGGCAGCGTTGAGGGGGATAGGATCAGAGAACAACGTAAAAAGAACTGAGATAAAAACGGCTCCGTCAGTAATGATAGAGTATTCCTAATACGTTTCCACAAACTACTTTGTTTGGGGGTAGGGGGAATATTACTCACCATCAGTAATAATATATAATGCAAAGATACTATAATCCTTACTCTTCTAGATCTCTAGAGAGACAAGCTAACTCATTACTACTTCCTCTTTCCTCTGGTAAAGATAGAAAAAAACTCAGAAATAGAAAGCCACGTAAACCTAGATCTATATCGTATAAGCGATACATAAAATCTTCTCTCTGGACTGATAGGAAAAATAAATACTACCAGGAACACTCTAAACAATGCTTAAGGTGTGGCTCTTACGAGCATGTAGACCTCCATCACGCCATCTATGACAGACCGTCTTTTGGAAACGAGCCAGATAACCACCTGTACCCACTATGTTCAGACTGTCATGAATTATTTCATAAAACCCATAAGTTAAAAAAAGATATGTTACAAGAAACAATTAAATTTATTAATTATGAAGCATAAGATACTCTCAATACCCCTCCTCGATATACCTATTGTGCTCGCTGTAGGGAATAAAAATGTTCAAGACTCTCTTGTAGCACTTGCCAAGAAATACGGAACAACATCTAAACTAGCCAGAGACATCATTCAAGATAATCTTTCTCTCCCTGCTGCGGGGGCTTGTTTCTTTGATGATGAATCAGGTATCGGAATGCTCTGGTTCCCCACTGCTAAGCCATCATTGAGTACACAGTCTCATGAGATAACCCATATCGTTGACTATGTTCTCATGTACATTGGAGCCACCACTGAAATGGAATTCAGAGCGTACATGGATGAGCATCTCACTGTTCAACTCCCTCATTACTTAAAGAAGTTCAAACTGTAATACGTTTTCATTCTCAAAATTAGTTGTAGCTATTTTTGCCCCTGCCCGCGAATTTTTTCGACAACGAAAATCCCCGCCCCGTCACCCATTTTCAGAAAAAGAACTACAACACACAATTACAGTAATGTAAAGGACGCACAACATATATTGTGCGACATTGAAAATGTCCTTTAGACACAACGTATTTTAGCGATCGCCAGAAAACCCGTGTAAATAAAGGGTTATTCATTTGACATAAAGGACAATATGTGTTCTAACGGACAATGTCCTTTACAAACGTTACAACATGTCTTTTTGTTTTTGTACAGAAACGAGAGACAGGGAAGGCGTATTTACACCATTTAGACACCATTGAAACCGTATTCTATAGGGAAACCGTACGGAAACAGTACATAAAATGATTGAAACTGTAACACGTTTTTAAATAATTCATAAAAGACAATGAAAACAATAGGACACACATAATAGCTTGTGTCTAGTTGTCTTTTTTAAAGATATATGATAACATACAAATATAGAGAAATAGTGGTTACAGACACTTTACACTCTATATACCTTATCACTGCGTAGCATGATAAGAGTGGAACACATTATAATTAACAATACTATATATATGATGAGACAAGATATCATAGGCATGAGCGTAGTAGTACTAGCACTCGCAACAATAGTGTGCATTGGTTGGTACAATAGTGATAAGAGTATGAGAGAGTATGATAATAGAGTAGTAACATGTCAGGTGATTGCAAAGCGTGCAAATCTTACTGATACAAACGATTATCAATATTTTATGTTGGATTGTATCCAGAGTTATTAAATAGTATTCTAGAGCTTGCCTATAAAATAGGCTTGCTCTAGCATATTAATAAGTCGGGCTAGCGACATTCTTTTACAACATGAAAACAAAGACTATCGAACTGTACGAGTACGATGAGTTGTCAGAGCTTGCACAAAAAAGAGCACGTGCATGGTACAGAGAGGGGAACGACTTTCCCGGATTGTCAGAGGAAATGACAGAATATGCAAAAAGTCTCATTGAAGAGGCTGGAATTTCTTTCGATAATATGCGAGTATTCTATTCACTTACGTGTTGCCAAGGTGACGGTGCAATGATAGAGGGTGGTTTTATATGGAATGGACATAGTGTGAATGTTAAACAATCAGGACACTACTACCATTTCAATAGTAAAACATTTACTATCTATGATAGTGAAGGTATTGAAGTGAATAGCTCAAAACTTGATGACGAGTTTAATGATCTGTATGTTTCTATCTGTAAAAAGCTAGAAAAATACGGATACGACGTTATTGATCTTGAAAATGATGACGAGAATATCGCCGACAATATCAGGGCAAATGAATATACGTTTACAAAAGACGGTAAGAGAGAAGAGTTATAATATGAAGGTAAGAAATATGTATAGTGCTCGAAGTAATAGAGCAGTGCCGAATCAATACATTATTACCGAAGATGGAAGAGGTGCAAACGGTAATTTTTTATATCGTGAGACATTTCAATCATACGAATCTATTATAGCCGTACGCACTGTATGGGAAGATGATATAGATATCGTACTCGATGAGAAGTATTGGAACTACAGCACTACTACTAGTAAGTATCGTAATGACTTTCTCGACGAGAATACAGCAGATACCAAAAAGAAGATTGCAGACGGTACATACAAGTTAGATAATCTAAACAAAGGCAAAGAATAAGGACACGCTATAGGCGTTATAAATCGAATCCGAATAAAAGCCGTTCAAATTAATTTGGACGGTTTTTTGTTTTCTATTATATGGATATGGATTGGACGGGTACCACGGCAGGTTAGCCATTCCCCCGATTTCACCGTATCCATATATTAGGGAGTAATAGATCAATCGGATAGTTGCATGGCGGACTATTTTTTCAACTTTCTGGAAAGTTATCCACACATAGAATTTTTGTAAAATAATTTTCATTATATACTTATTGTATGGTGTCTCTTGTATTGCTCGCAGAAGCGAACCGATTCGCAGGTTTACAGCGGGTAGTTCGCCCTGTTTGCAATATTGGGGACATCATGCACATTGGTATGAGACAATGTTTATTATCATTAATTAATACTAAATGAAATATTTATTTGCGTATGGAACATTACAATTTCCATCGATTCAAAAAGAAGTGTTAGGGCGAGAACTCAAAAGAGTTTTTCCTGATACAGTAAACACGGCACAAGGTTTTAAACTTGAGCAACTCACAATTGAAAACATACCGTACACGTGTGCGGTTGTGACAGGTGAGATGGAAGACAAAGTACTTGGTACAGTATGGGAGATTGAAGAGTCTGATATCCCAAAACTTGATGAGTTTGAAACACGTTCTTACTCACGCTTTGACCTATTATCAATAACAGATTGTATGATCTACGTTAAGAGTTAACTATGAAAAAACTACCACTTATTCTTCTTATTATTGCAGTAATACTTTTCATTGCCGGTATTGCACATGGT